CCTTGCAGAGCATCATTGTTCTCGACACCAAATAACGGAGGATTAAGCAAGTAATGCGGTATAACATCTACTAACTCAAAACCACTTGATCCACTTTCAAAAAACCAGGTATTTTCCTTATCATGAAACTCTGCTACCTGCACTTTCATTTTGGTACCATCAGCTTTTATGCGTGTCGTCGAGTAGTACTGGATAGAGTAAGAAGGTTCATGCATGTTTTCGTGATATAAGAATATACATTCAGCTGGGTTAACATTCGATACTCGTAACACCTGTTTACCGTTGTCCTCTGACCAGTAAACTAATCTAGCACCATAGCCAGCGATAGATGTCTGTATGCCTGTTGACGTGTCTTTTGCAGGCATGTTCTCACGTATCCGCATTTCATCAATGATAGCTGTAAGTACTTTAAAGTTTAGTGATTCTTTTTCTACTACATAATTAATCGGATGCCCAAGGAAATACCCAACTTTCGTGTCAACCACATCTGCGTCAAAGGCATTATTGAGCTTGTTGTTAATTAGCTGGTCAATACGTTTCATATTTTCACTAGCTATTGGAAGCTCTATGATTGGACGCTTCATAATAGGTACATCTGTTGTGTCATACCTTTTCTGCAACATCTCTACTTCGCGCCTAATTGGCTTATGCTCGTTGATTATTTGAGCAAGAATTGTCTCGTTGATGCCATATTCGTCTAAGTATGGTATGTACGCTTTAAAAGCATCCATCTGTTGACGAATCGTTAGTTTCTCATCCATGTTTTCACCTACTTTCTTTTAGCATTGTAGCCCTTAACATTAGCTACTTCGTAATCATCAAGTCCGTACCACATCGCTGAAAACGTATGTGGGTCAATATTAAATTCCCCTGGTATCTCTTTTCCTGTTCGAGGATCAATTTTAATTGTAAGATGCTTTAATTCGCGAATGTGATTCGGGCAGTTTTTGGATATGATGATCTTCTTAAATCGCTTCATTTTTTTGGTATTCTCAACACGAGTTAACTTATAACAAGGCAATATGCGGAAACCTTTCTGTTGTAAGTAGAAGATTGTTTTAGCTTCTGCATTATCACCTTTCATTAAAGTTTTCTTTAACCCCTTTGCCTCTAAATCAGCAGCAATTTCTGGGTCGGTTTTGCCTTTCGTGTAATACTCATCCCATACATATAACCATTCCTTTTCTGTATCTACACACATACGAGAGACGGCATTAGATGAATCGGAAAAACCAAAGTCCATACCGTTTTTAAATAACTGTTTTCGCATACTGTTGATGTCTTTCATGACATCTTCATGGTCCCACTCTTCTAACTGTGGGAGCACTAATTTACCGTTTACTCCGAATTTGCCATACCTCGCTATCCGGTGAAGGTCAGGATCATAGTCTTTCATTTCTTCTAATTGATCAATGTATGATTGAGGTAGAAACAAATTATCATCAGCAACTGAATGATGATAATAGACCTCGTCTTGGATGATTGTACGCTCTTTGTATAAACGTTCATCATCTAAAACTGCACGTTCATTTTCTTCATCGATGAAAAAGTGAGTGTACACCCAGTTATCTTTAGATACAGGGTTTGTTGACAAAATCATAAACAGGTCTAGTGTTGGATGTCGCAAACGCCCAAGCAGCTCTTTAAAGCCTGCGTATTTGATTTCTGAACATTCTTCTAACCAGATGAGAGAAATGTTGTTGATGGATTTTAGCTTCTCTGGCTTATCCATACCTCGGAAAATAATCTTTGAACCATTCGGGAACTTCACTGTCATTGGTGAAGAACTTGTTTTTATCTTGCCACCTAACCCTAAGTCCTCAATAATCTCACAAAATAAAGAAAACGTACTTTCCCTGTGCGTATCGTAAACTTCACGAACGACAAGAGCTGTACGTTTTTCTTCAAGTAATTTTAAAAGTATTTTCAACGCTACGTGATAGGATTTCGAAGAACCATACCCACCGACAAGGAGTTGAGTTTTACAACGCCAGTCAAAAAGGAAATCTTCGAAATGTGGATTCACTGCTTTCTCTATTTCTGTTGTCATTTACTCAACCCCTTTTGATAACACGCATAAAAAACACGCATATTTTTATAATTTTATGTAGACACGCATTAATAATGCGTGTTATAATTGGTATAGAAAGGAGGTAAGGTAATGGGGAAGCAAGTGACCGTAAGAGAAGTTCTTCAAAAGTTAAAGAAGAACGGATTCATAAAATCCCCCACACATAAGGGTGGGGGAAGTCATCAAAGGTACATACACCAAGATGACCCAACTCGTTTCGCTGACATAAGTTATAAACGAGATGGTGAAGTTATCAAACGTGGTACTCTAAAGAGTATCGAGCAGACTTCAGGGGTTAAGTTCTAACCCCTCTCTGCTTTGCCTAATCCTTACCTCCATAGATCATTATTTAATTCAAATTTAAAAAGAAGAGGTGTTTACTTTGAAATATCCAAATCATTTTATCTATCCAGTTGTTGCTGAAGTAGCTGAAAGTAATTACTCGTTTTACTTCCCTGATTTTCCTGGGACAGCAATAACTGCTGAAGATATTTCAACAGGTATTAAAGAAGCAAAAGAGATGTTGGCATTCCGAATTCTAGAATTAGAAGAGAAGGATTCACCAATTCCTGCCCCTTCAGCTCCTGACAAGATTGAGTTATTCGATGCTACTGATCGAATTATCTTTGTGGATGTTTACATGCCACCATACCGTAATGAAGCAGCTAATAAAGCTGTTACAAAAAACTGTACGCTTCCTCGCTGGTTAAGAGACGCAGCCGAAGATGCTGGGTTAAACTTCTCTCAGATTCTTCAAGCATCACTTAAAGACGCTCTAGGATTAGAACAAAACGACAAAAAAGCAGCCAATTAAGGTTGCTTTTTTTATGCAGAAGTTGAATATCACATTCGTTTTGAGTTAACATAATTGTACTTTTAGGAAGTTGATGTTTTTACAAACCGTTGATGTATCAACGTTCTTATAACTTCGCTTTATATTGATTATGCAAGATTTTATACATTGTTGATTTAACAGGCTTTAAGCTAGTTACTCAATTTTATTTCCCAACATTACTTGCATAAACTATTCACGCTTTTTACCAACAATTTTAATTTCAATTGGTCCATTTTGTTTATCAGATCCAAGCTTATCAATCTCAACTTTCGTTTTATCAATTGCAAGCTGCATCTGTTCAAGTTTTAATCGTCTTTCGTCAGCCTCATCAGCGAGTTTGATGAAATGGTTGATTGAAGTACGTAACTCACTAATGGCTCTTGATTGAGCTGTTAAGAGCTGTGCTTGACGCTCCCAAGCGAACTGGAACTCATACTCAACTTCTTGAGATGGATTTTTACCACCTTGCATCTTCTCTCGCTTCAACTCTTTTATCATTTCGTCTTTTGATTCAACATGCATAATCTTCTGAGCTCGTAAGATTGCAGCATATTGAATTGTGATTTGATCCCACATTAAGTCAGCAGCAGACTTAGCGTTCATTGCTTCGATGATCTCCTGTGTTTCGGCAGGTAGAAACTTTGCGAACAGGCCGTGATCTAGTTTAGGATTGTTCCGACTGGTAAATTGATTCTTCGGGTTGGGGTTGCCTGAACGTTTTCTCGGACCTTTAGATGTAGCATCTTTTTTGATTGGTTGCATCTTTTTCTTTTCGGATGCATCTTTTTTAGTTGCAACCTTCTTCCAACCTTCTCGGCTCTTACGGCTTTTCAGTGTACCCTCTTTTACTCCATGCTTTTCTGCTAGCTCAATTAATGTGATTTTAGAAGTTTCCCACTCTTTTCGTATTACGTCCCAATTTATCATGTCATATACAACTCACTTCCGTTCCTAATTAGGATTTTTTATGTACCTCCCTAGTAGGATTCGAACCCACAATTAACCGACTAGAATTCGGTTGCCTTATCCGTTTGGCTATAGGGAGAAAATTAAAAACCACCCACGCTAATTGCGTGAATGGCTTGTCAGGGCTTTCCTCATTTTTGACGATACTTTACCCCTTCACTAATAAGGGTACTTTGTACGAAGTTCGTACGGGTACATATGTTGCTAAATAACATTCTTAGTCATTTCCTTTATCTTTGAACGTGCAATGTCAATGTGTTCCTGGACTGTACGTTTCTTAATTCCCAGCTCATCTGCAATTTCTTGCATGCTTCTAAGGTGCGCTGTATGAAGCAGAAAACAGTTCATTTGTCTTTCCGTCAACGTCATTAGAATTTGCATGACAGCCTTCTTGCGCTCATTGCTGATCTCTTTTGTTGGCTCTACTTGAAGACTTGGGAAAAGGTCCATATTGATAAGGGAACGTCTTGCATAAGCATTCTTTTGCTTAATGGCTCGGCCTGTAAAGTTAGGTCGCTCGCCTAGCCTCATCCAGTCAATGGCATAGTCCATATCCGCAATCATCTCGTTAACAATCTTCAACTCGTTTGGATCCGTTATATTTGACTTCATTCGCTCAAGTGCTTTTTTGCCACGCTTGTACTCCATGATTAAATCAATCAATGCCAAGCACCTCGCTCATGCGTGCTTTCACAGCTTCCATCAAGGCTTCTTGTTGTTGCTCTTTACCTTGAAGAACACTCATAACACGCTCGTCTATGCTGTCTTTTAACACTAGATGATGCACTACCACGGTTTCTTTTTGGCCTTGACGGTGAAGCCTTGCATTGGCTTGCATGTATAATTCTAAGCTCCAATTCAACCCATACCAAACAATTGTATGACCACCATCTTGCATGTTTAATCCATGCCCTGCGCTTGCTGGATGTGCTAGAAGAATTTCTATTTCACCGTTGTTCCACTTTTCTATCGTGCTGGAATCATCTAACTCCCTAGCCTGCTTAAATTTCTTTTTGATCCGTTCCACATCATGTTTGTAGTTGTAAAACACCAAAATAGGTTTACCTTGCGATGCCTCTACAATTTCTTCTAAGGCATCTAATTTCACACTATGGATAATCTGCACACCGTCTTTATCATTGTAGGCTGCGCCACTAGAAAGTTGTAATAGCTTGTTACTCAGTACAGCTGCGGTTGTTGCTACAATGTCACCATCCGAGAATTCTAGTAATGAATCCTTTTCAAGCTTGTTATACAGTTCTCGCTCTTTTGGTGAAAGCTCTAATTCAACAATGTTCATGACTGCTGCAGGAAGGTCTTTCAAGTAATCCTTTGCTTTCATAGAAAGACATATATCATCAATCTTGCCATAGATTTGTTGTTCGGCACCTTCTTGTAATTCGATGTGATATACACGATACGGATCCTGCTTAAAATATTTACTTTTGTATTTTGTAAACGTCTTTTCAAGCCGTTCACCCATGTCAATCAAGTAAATCTGGGACCACAAGTCAATTAAACTATTAGGTGCTGGTGTTCCAGTTAATCCTACAACTCTTTTCGTTCTAGTTCTTACCTTTCGTAAGGCTCGGAATCGCTTAGAGCTTGGATTTTTAAAACTTGATAACTCATCGATGACAATCATATCAAACGGCCATGTTTTACCGTTTTCGTAGTAAGAAACAAGCCATTCCACATTTTCACGATTGATCACATATATGTCTGCCTGTTTTTGAAGGGCTTTTCGTCTTTGCTGTTCTGTACCAAGAACCTTGCTTATTTTTAAATGTCTTAGGTGTTCCCATTTTGCAACTTCACGTGACCAGGTATCTTCTGCAACACGTTTTGGCGCAATCACTAACACCTTCTCAACATCAAAGTAATCATTTTTTAATTCATCAACAGCTGTAAGTGTTGACACAGTTTTCCCCAAGCCCATATCTAGTAATAATGCATAAGCTGGGTTTTCAATAATCTTCTCTATTGCAACCTTCTGGTATGCATGGGGTATAAACTTTGTCATAGTTCTTCCCTCAATTCTGCAATCAGTTTATCAACCTCTGGTTTTGTTGTCAAAACATACGTTCGGCATTTTAGACTTTTTAAAACGGTCTGCATTCGCACTTGAAGTGCTGACAGCCGTCCTTTGTTTCCATTCTTCAATTCTGCAAAGATGATTTTTCCTCCTGGTAAGATTAAAAGGCGGTCTGGCACACCTTTATTTCCCGGGCTCACGAATTTAAGACATTGCCCTCCGAGTTTTTCTATTTCACGTTTCAAATAGTTTTCAATTTGCGATTCTCTCATGTCTGATTTTTACCTCCAAGTTAAACGGTAAACAAGGGCAACAATCTCACATACGCGTATAGAGTACTATTGATTTAGGCGTATTAGGTATAATTTATATATGTTATATATACCTAATATATAAAATACATCTCAATAGATATTAATTGTTTACTTTGTTTACCTTTATATATAAAAGCAGTAACCGCAAGGGTTTAGGCTATCAAGAAACGGCAACAAACACTGTTTACCCTTGTTGTCTTTGTTTACCCACTTTAACGATTTAAAGCATTAACATTTGTTGCCGTTCTCCTACTTTGTTGCCGTTATTTATAGACTTTGTTTACCCTGTATTTTGGTAATACTGTTACTTTTCAACACGTACAAATGCTCGCTGTGTGCCGTATTCTGCACCAAATTTCAAAGTAGATTTGTGAGGTTTCCAACCTGGTAAAGTAGCCAAGATCGAATTTATTTCCCTAGATTCATGCATAGGAAATGACCCTCTATCCTTCCCTAAACACTCGCACCAAATCTCCAATGCACATACTTTTTCTCGTAATCGACCATCCGATTTTTGCGCTTCTAATGCTTCATTCTCTTCTAAAAGTTCCTCTTCTTCCTCTGAAAAATCATTGGAAAATTCATTCTCTCTCATTGCTAACTTGCGGTCATTTATCGATTTTTTATACCAATCTGTTGTAATAGGCTTTTCTAAGAAGCTAAGAATCTGTCCTGCGTATGTCGATTCTACTGTATGGGCTAACTGCATATTAAGTGCCTCGGCCGCCATCGCCTCATCCAAGTATAAAGGCGAACCACTTTTATACAGATGCACTGCCTCGGCCCAAATTTGGTCAATTTCTTGACGGCCTTTCTCACTATCAAGATCTTTCCATTTTCGTTTACTATTCGGTTGCACTTCCACAGGTAGAAACCGACGATTTCCTGTTCGATCTCGTAAAAATTCATGCTCATTTGTTGTACCAATAAAGATGCATTGACGTGGAAATTCTTCAGGTCTTTTGCCGTATGCAACCCGGTACCGATCCACTTGCTTCGATAAGAATTGTTTAATTGTTTCAACTTCACTTTTCTTCGTTGCAGCCAGCTCACCCATCTCCATAATCCATACACCATGCAAGCTTTCATAAGCTTCTTTTCCGTGGATGGAAGTTAAGCTATCACTGAACCATTTACCACCAAGCATGTTAAACAGCATCGATTTACCAAGCCCTTGTGGCCCTACCAGTGTTAACATGAAGTCATATTTGCAACCTGGTTCGAAGATGCGTGCAACTGCTGCAACCAATGTCATGCGCGTAACAGTACGTACATACTCCGTATCAGCAGCACCCAAAAAGTCAATCAGCAACGTATCAACACGGTTTACTCCGTCCCACTCTAAAGCCCCCAAGTAATCACGCACAGGATGGAACGTATTTGCACGTTGCACCCCACCTAATGCATCTGCAATTTTAGAGTTGCCTGTTATGGACCACACCATATCTAAATAGTTACGTAGGTCCTCATCATCACCGTTTGTCCAACCAATTGATTTTTCTCTCTTACGCCAAGGCAAGTCTCTTAGAATTTCTGGTTGTCTACTAAACTCGTTGAAGGCAAAGCATCCTTTTAGATGCGGATCATTCTCCAAAATCAGCTTAAGGTTTTTAGCTGTGACTTCAAGCTCACCAGCTTTATTGATATCGAATTTTGCCTTCCACAGCCCATCATCCTGAATCTTTTCTTCGCTGTCGAGTTCTGCATCATCCTCAAGGTCAAAGTCCTCTGCCGCGCTTTTAATACGTTCATCTGCAAGCATCATTTTTACTTTATCAAGTGTACGGACTTTATCGTTCATGGCTTTTGCTGAAGGTAATCGATTAACTGGCGTACCTTCTTTTGCATCCTCATCTAAATCATTAAATAGATGCAACCGTACCAAATCAAAAGCGTTCACCAGCTGTTCACTTACAGGATCCGTACCGTGATGGGAATAGGCAAAAACATCATCATAGAGTACTAGCCCACCTGTTGTGGAGCCTCCATTGAATGTGTAACGACCATCACCAGCTTCGGAGTACACATCTGATAAAAACGTTTCAATAGCTTCAGTAATGGAGTACGTACGACAAAATGCCCCAACCATGCCCGGCTTAGATAGTGGATCGCCTTGTTTGTCGGCCATCTTCTTTCGACTTTCTCGTTGACGGGATGACTCCGGCCATTCAGCAGGATCACGCCAATCGTTGTACATTTTTAATATCTCAGCTGGATCCAACCAAGCTGCATCCTGATAATCGAAGACATACTCACCATCACTAGCCGTAGACGGCCAATACATTAATCGGTGTGGCTGATAGGTTGTATCATCGAAGTAATCAATGCCAAAAATATCAGCTAGCTTTTTCGCAACGGCTACATATTCCTCTGCTGATACTGGTCGAGATAACGGAATAATCAAGCGTATACGTGGCTTTTTAGACGTATGCTTATGAGTGCTGTAAATTGCACAGGCGTTGTCAAAGAACGCTGTTACACCATCCCAGAAGTCGCCCTGGATGAAATCGGCATCTAAGGTAATCAGTTGACGCCAAGCAACGCTATCAGCCTTACGTCTACCACCTTTTAAGCTACCTCCTACAAAGCCCCCTACGTCTTTTATAGAGCCTTGCTCATCCTTTGATAGCTTCATATACTCCGCAAGAGATTCTTTTGTACGTACAGTTGTAGAAAGCTTTTTCAAGAAGTCACTGTACGACATTTCTGTATTCTTCCAAGCTGTTGACTTACGTGATGTTGCTGTTGCAATCGTCAGCATGCCATCATGCTGTATTGCAATCACTTTGGGTTTATCTGCTGACTGCTGCATGTGATTCAATCCTTTCTATTTAGTGAATAAGAATAATCTAGTAAAATTTGCAAAACAGACAAAATTTAGTATAATAGTATTACTCACCCCAATACGCGCTAATAGCTGTGGTCTCCACAGCTGTAGAATAGTGGCGAAATGAGGTGATTACTATGCGTTTTAAACTAACAATCGATATACATATCGACGCTGAGTTTTTACCGCTAGTAGTAGCGATAACGGAAATCGCTACGGCGTTACTGGGCAACTAAGCCCAGTTTCTTTTTTTACTCATATTGTGCAGTTACTCAGACCACATATCATGTAATTTGCTCAATTCACTCTCCAATTCGGATAATTGAACTCCAATTGTGCGCCCCTTGTCATCAACTTCACTTACTTTCGTTTGAATCTCTTGTAGCTTTAAGATAGCTCTTAAAAATAAGTCTCCAGCTGCCTTTAAATCCTTTCTAGACTCTTTAATTTCCTTTACCATCTTATCAATTACAATAGACGGCTCTGCATACATACCAGATGCCATAACTTCATCAACTCTGTATAACTCTTCTCTAACATTTGCTAATTGAGTAGTTAACCTACGTTCTGTCATATCATTCACCCTCTTAACCCCAATGACCGTTACGTTTTAAAATCTCAATTACTTCTTTAACGTATGGCTCATCCGTATTAATTACAATGTACTTTGAGTTACCTCGCCCCTCTAATGCCCTACCAATTTGTATTTGGCCAACACAATCCTCAAAGATTGCTTGATCTCGCTTGTCCAAATATTTTTCAATGTCATTATCTTTCACCACTGTATGTGTAATTTTCATTTCATCAGTATTTGCCATCGCTTTTTCATCCTTCCTGGTCTCATTTCATCAAGGCTTACTTTCCCAACGATCAATAACTTTCCCTAAACTTTTATGAGCCTCACCATATGCTTTATCGTTTAATTCTTCAATCTTGACTCCTACGGATGAAGCAAGCCGTTCAATTACCTTTTGTGCTTCTTTTAATTTTATTAAGTCCTCAAATGACATGCTGTTCCCTCCTGCACAATATCTTTCATTTATTCAATCACTGTTCTTACTTTCAGTCATTCTTGATAAACGAGATATGCCGTTAATAACTAATCCAATTACGAAAAGTGCAGCTAACAAAGTTTGATTGAGTTTACTTAAACAAATATCATACGCCCATAACAAGTAAATCTCATAAGATAAATTCACAGCCACAACTAGGAAAACTATTGCCCAAAACAAGTTTTTTATCATTTTTCATTTACCTCTCTGTGGATTTCAGCTAATGCATGAAATGTATTTTGTTTAGCTGCTGTCATCATCTCAAATACTTGATGAGGCGTGTACCCTTCATCTTCAACTAGCCGAGTCATACCTACTACAAGCATTTGTAAACCCAAACTGGTATCTAATTTCTGTTTAAATTCTTGAGTGTTCATCTTAAACACCTTCCTCCAATGCTTTTCGTATGTCAAAAATAAATGATTCAAATTTACGCTTGTTGAATTTATATAACCGAACAATCGGATTGTTTGTTTTAGGTTGATTAAATGGACCTTCCAAACTGATATAGTATTTTCCTATCCATAAAGATCCTTCAGTATCAAACTCCCTATCGTAATAATCTGCATAGTCAGCGTCTATGCTATCTGCTTCTTTCGGTGTGAAGTTCTTCCAAGCCTCATTTGCGATTTGCTCCAAGTAAACTAATAATTCCTTAAACTCATCTTGATTAAAAATGTACTTACGACTCGACTCACTTGGTTGAATCACAGGTGTTTGATCTTTCCAATGAGGTAGCACATAGCCTTCAATATTCAAGTCTGTCTCTCTCTCGAAAAATATGGCTGATTTTCTATGACGTACTATTAAGCCATTGAAATTACGTTCATCCATTTACCTCATCTCCCTTCCAATCCTGCAAGCTCGTACGGCTATACATTTGTGCATATTTCAAAGCTGCACGAGCTAATAAGGCTTCAGCTTTCCAGTAAGAAGATTGTTTTGCTAAATGCTCATTTACCACTTCCAATGCATCAATGTACTCTTGCTCGTACACCATATCTCCATTCTCATGTCGTTCAATTACAGCTTCAGCTTGTTTCAAGTCCACTAGCTTCACTCTCCTCTAAAGACTTTTTCAAAGCCATCAGATACACCATACTATCTGCATGTTCTTCTAGAGCATGTTGGCACCATTCAACTGGTGTGAGATTGTCAACACGAACTGAATCACCATACTTGCGAATACCTTTATTTGTTTGGGCTACAAACAGTTGCTGGATATCCGATAAAATGCTATTTGATTGTTGTGCTTCATAAGCAGCAACTTTCGCTTCTAGTTGTACAATCAAATGAGTTTGAGACTGAATAAGTTCTCGGAAATAGTCCCTAGTGTATTGCTCTTCCTCTCTTTTTGGTGTGTTCATTTCTAGTTTTTTCTTTAGCCAAGCTTTCAATTGGTCAAGCATTCATTTCACCGTCCATAGTCATTTTCAATATAAGCTCGTATTGATCGTCACTAACAACCAATCTCACATTATCTTTAAAGCGTTGTAGAAACAGGTTAGAACGCTTTTCATTTTCCCTCTGACGTTCTTTCTTCATCAGCCTTTGAAGCTCTGATATACGTACATTTTTATGTTTTAATTCATTACGAACTTCAGCACGTAGTTTTTCGCGGCGCTTAAATTCTTCATAAGACTCGATGCCTTCATTACCGTAACCCTTGTAAGAACGAGTACGGTAATGTGTTAATTCAGCATCCATCTGTACAAGCTTTTCTCGAAGCCGTTTAACATCTAATAGCAAGTTGTCGTATTCCTTCTGGTACATGGCTTCAACTCCTTTTTATCAACCAGCGGTTTACAAAGGTATCAATGAAACCTAATAATCGTTGTTTTGTCTATCGATGTTCTCTTGGTGCTTTTTCAAATAAGCTGCCTCTACTTCTGTCCATGTGAAGCCAAGCATTTCAACTAGGCCAACATACAAGTTGAATGTTATTGCATAAGTGGACTTACTTTCTGCTTCTTTATCTATAGCAACCGACTGAATAAGTGCTTTATACTGTCCTGTAATGGATTGGTATGTCATTGCTTTAACAGCTGCAATCTGCCAACCAAGTGCAATCCCTCGAGCCAAGATTAAATGCAGGACATCAACAGTTTCTTCAAGTAGCTTTTCACGATCAACGTTTTTGTTTAGCTTCCAATACTTGAATCCTTGCCACTCATTAGCTGATTCAGCTAGTTCTACTAAAATAGAAAGCTGTTGTTCATCCAGGTAATCGTGAATGGAAATACCGTGCTTGTTGGCGATAAAGTTTTCAAGCTCAGCTTGTTTAGCGTATAAGGATTGTAGACGGTTACCCCATAACTGTTCATTTAGTGAAGCATTTTCAGTTTTTAAAGATTCAATAAATGACATAGCATCTTTTAGGTGTGCCTTAATATCATTTAGTTCTTTTTCAAGAATGGACACGCGATCATTATCAACCTTAGGAGCACTAACTTCTTTTTCGCGAAGTGCTGGAGTATCCTCTTCCTTTTTAGTAGTCGCATTCCCATAAGCACCAATAAGACCGTTTTCTTTTTTGAACTTATAGAACTTATTGCTTTCAATACCTAGCTGTTTACGAATTGCACTATCTGTTAACCCTTGTGCTTTCAATCGATGATACGTTTCAGTTGTTAACTGTTTAGACATTTTCTCACCTACAATTTTAACTTTTTTAATTTGTTTTCTTGGTACTGGTTTACCTCTTAGATTTCTCATTTTGTTTAGATTAACTGTTAACTTGTCGCCAAGCTTTCTAAATTTACTTAGGGTTGGACAACCTTCACAGGATTTATTACCAGCCTTAGAACTATGGATCTCGCAACTCTTACACTTTGTTTCAGTCAGGTTTGTTACAGACTTTAATAATTGTATTCTTTGCTGTGCAACTTCCTCCAGGTTCATAAAGCCACCTACTTTCTAGCTGTAATAAGCCATTTCTTCAAGCTCTTCATGAATTGCTTTTAAACGATTTTTACTACGAACGATTTCAGCAGTGTCATTATCTTTTAATGCTTGAGATAAACTAGCAAGCTCGTAATCTTGTTCCAGTGACAACATGTGGCGGTATTGACGTTCAATATCAACTTTGCGAATGATAATAATCTGTTTCATAAGATCAGCCCCTTTACTGTTAAATACTACCTTCTGCCTGTATAATTTGATTAATAATTTTGGATTGGGGGTTACTAATTTGAACGATTATTTGGTTCAAACAAAATATGCAGCAAGTAGTTTAATAGATTTAATCCGAAAAGAAGAAAATGCGTTACAGGCTTTATTGTCTACCTTGAGCTCCTTAGAGTGTCAACATCAAGTATTGTATGATGATTTTGTTAGAAAAGATTTTGATCCAGATGACCATTTTAATGAGCATCAAGTTATGCATGCTTTTGCACTTTCAGGAGAAGTTTATAATCGAATAGAACACACTAAAACTAAAATAGAGAACATTAAGAACTCGATTTCTTCGAAAGAAGAATCAATAAAAGCTTTATCTGGCGCACTACTACAAATTGCAAAACAAGGAATAAGCACTGTTTACAATGGTTTAAGAACTTGCCCTAACGGCAAAATGATAAATAATGAACCTCTCAAAAACATTATTTGGCAAGCAAGAAATCAATCAATGCATTATGAGGAAAGTCTTCAAAGACCTTATCATCAACCCGTTATAGATTGTTTTGCTAACTTAAGCATCCCTTTAGAAAATATTAATCTGGCTAAAGTTATAGTTGATTTACTGAATTGGAAAACGTACGAGCAATACGAAAACGATCTTATAACACTGTTAGGCTAACCTTTTGCTCCATCTTTTTTTTTGATGGAGCATCTGTTTGAAAACTACATCATGCACATGTGTACTTCTAAATCCCACAGAAGCCTTCACATTCATTTATAAAATCATCAAAGGTTAATTGATTTTCGTTTAATTCCACTTCTTTTAATGGTTTACAAGACTTGTGTAAAAAACATTGGCTGTTTAACCTTGGCATGTTTCGAATTTTTTCATCTAGTTTCACAGCATCGTTCCAACTAGTCGGATCATTGAGTTTCATATCCAACCAAGTTTTATTATCGTGGAAAGGGCAGCCAACACAACTACTCTTTTCAGGAGTACCTAAACCTTCTCTTTCAACATAAGAAATGCAGTTACTACGATTCAGCATTTGTACATCAATTAAAGGATGTTCAGCTTCAATCCATATGTCCTCAATAGGTTTTACTCGTTGAATTTCGTCTGTTGATATTCCTTTCCACATATGAACGATCTCTTTTACTCTCTGCCTAGGTTTATATCCAAGTAATTTACGTACCTTTTGCTTTACAGGCTCAATTTTGTATTCTGCTGTACACTGTCGCATTACCATACCTCGTTCACCATATTCATTTATAGTATAAAATGGTAAACTTGCAACTCTATCACCCTTCTCAACTGCATTTAACAGATCAGTTCGGATATTACCACCATTAGTAAAAATAATTTCACGATTGAACTTTGTTTTGATATGTTGATTTACTTTGTTAACCCAGTTGTAGATTTTTTGGGGTTCCCAACCTGTATCTGAAAATATAATGTAATCAGGTATCACACCGTTAATTTCACCTTTTAATGCCATCAACAACAGTGCTGTAGATTGTGTACCCCCTCCATACGAAAGAACGTGTACATGTTTTTTGCCATCATCATAATTTTTCTTAATCATATTCTTCACCTTTCTTTATTGCTAACTCTCCCCCGCAAACAAGAAGCTATGAATGAAAACCTATATCGAACAGTTTTTGATTAATCCGTTTTCGTAAATTGGAAGTTCAACAAAGAACGGGATTCCTTTTATTTGATAAAGTTCGAAACTACCCTTAGATCCTGTTCGAGTGTTGATATACGCGACCAGTAAACCATCCTTATACTGGGTATATTCTATGGACCACGCCTTTCCAATTAATTTTCTCAGCATTTTATCTATGGATTTTGAATTTACTACTGCACCAGTTTTTAACCGCACAGGTTTTGTTTTACTTAGTTCCTTAACTTTCATAAGACCAGTTTTACTAGTATTTATTTTCGATTTAAAATACTCAATCTTAGATTTAAGAAGATTAATTTTTTCATCTATTTGGTCATGTTCTTCTCGATTTTCATTGTTCTTCTGACCAAGATCACGCTTTTGCTGCTGTTCTTTTTTCACTTCTGACTGAAGTTTTCCAATAGAATTTTTAAAGTCATTAATTTCAGCTTCACAGCTTTTAACTTCTTGAGATACCCACTCATTAAACTTCATTTGCTTCACCAACCATTGCTAGTAACTCTTTTAGCTGACCAGATAACGCTAAGAAAGCATAACGATCACCAGCATCAATAGCTTTATCAATTGCAAATTCTAAGTTTGCAATTTGAGCACCTAAGATAGCGCCATTCATTTCATCTTTAGTCGCATCAAAACTAATTCGGTTATATGTCTTAACTAAATCTGACATCTTGTAGTTATTACTGATTTGTATATCCATAGCCATAAAGTTTTTCCTCCTAATCTTTTTTATAGAATGGTGTTTCAAAGCCGTCAGCTTCTAACGGTAACCCTTCAGCCCAGCTGATTGGTTGTCCCATGATTTCTTCAATAGTCACGATTGTATCTACCTCTGACTCCATTACAGCTTCATCGTGAATGTGCATGACAATTGGATAACCCTCCTTGTCCAGTCGAAGCATCGACATTGCTAAGCAGTCTCTGGCAATCGCTTGGACCGCGTTCTCGGTAAGTTTCCCACCGTATGTGGATTGCTCACACCAAGCTTTTGTAGTACCATCAACACCCCAAAATACAATCTCCTGTTTACCCTCAAACTTTTGATGATCGCGTAACCTAGCTTTGTAGTAGCAAAGTCTACGGCCACTTGGTAGTTGCATCATGAGAGAACCATGGTGCATGAAGAACTTCATACCTTTATTGAATGAAATGACTTCAGTTGGATTCTCGATTGCTCGCATAGCTGCAGCTTCAATGTCCCACCAAAGCTTTTTAATTTTTAGATTTGCTTTACGCCAGGCATCAACCAACGGTTTCAACTCTGTTTGTGGGATACCCATATCAAGTGCACCCATTGAGATAAGTGCATTTTCTCCACCTTGATACCCTAGCGCTAACTCAGCCACTTTACCTTTTTGACGGAGTGGAGAACCTTTATCTATTGTTTCTATAGGAACACTAAACATTTGTGCTGCCGAAGCCTCATAAATCTTACCATGGGTATTAAAAACCTCTAAGCGCCATTTCTCACCAGCTAGCCATGCAATCACGCGAGCTTCAATAGCAGAGAAGTCACTTACTGCAAAAATCTTACCTGCACTTGGCACAAAGGCTGTTCGTATAAGTTGTGAAAGAACAAAAGGTACCTGGTCATAGAGCAAGTCGAGAGTCTCTAAGTCAGAACTTTCAACTATTTCCCGAGCAATATGAAGATCGGCTATTTTGTTCTGTGGTAAGTTTTGTACCTGTACTAAGCGTCCGGCCCATCTTCCAGTACGGCTAGCGCCATAAAACTGAAGTAAGCCCCTTACTCGGCCATCAGCACATACAGCTGCTTTCATCGTGACAAACTTAGCAGTGCTTGTTTTGGATAACTCTTGTCTGATTTCAAGCATGGTACGTATGTCACCATCTGTTTTATCAATGTGCTTTTTCACAGTATCTTTTGTAAGGTTCGGTAGCTCCAAGCCCTGTTCCTTGAACCAAGCTTGTAATTTACTAGGGCTGTTAGGATTCTCAAGTCCAGTTATCTCTTGTCCAACTTTCATCAGAATTGCTTTATAAGCTTCATCAATTGCTAGGGCTCCATCTACCACATTCATATCTAGTAGGACACCACGGTCATTAATCATTTGATCCAAGTGATACAGAGCCATCTCAAACCGATCTGATTTACTCCCAAGGTTAAGGTACTTGTCCACAGCATCTCCGACAGCTTTTTCGGTTTCTACGTCTTGTCGACAATAATCAACAAAAGCATTCCACTTTTCTAAATCATCTTCAGGCATATTCCTCGTTCGCTTGTCCTTTTTAGTCGGCTTACGAGGTTTAGAGAAGAAATTAATCAGATGGGTTCCTGCACTATCTTTTTGTTCATCAAGCTCTAATGCAAGAGCTGCATCTTTTAATGTTGCTGGTAGGCCAGCTTTCATTGCATCGACCATTGTACAGCGCCAATGTTTAGGATCTAAGAAGCCAAGGTCTGTAAAGCTTCTAAACACCTCAATAGGCTCATATTTTCGTTTGAGATAAGAACTTAATGCGACACGCTCAAACTGTGCATTGAAGGCTTTCTTTAACACCTTTGGGTTATCTAAAGCTTCAATGATTTCAGGTGGAATAGTTTCACCATAAGCAAGCTCAACTGTTTTTGTTGGTTGCCCATCCACTGAATAAGCAAAAATGAGTATGTCAAAGTCAAGTGCTTCGCAATACTTGTAGACACCTACCTTTTTCAGGTCATAGCTTGAATAGGTTTCGATATCGATACTGAGAGTTTTCATTTATGTTTCGCCCCAATCTTCCAGTAATGCTGTGTTAGGCTCTTCGTGAACCCATAATCGATAGTAGCGATCATCAGAAAAGGCTATATACTGTTTACCGCACTGACATTTATATTTACGCATATAGATTTTTTGGCAATAACCAATACGTGCTGCTAATTTATCACTAGTAAAAGATTTGAGAAATATTAAAGGTGAACCACATGAACAGCGACCATCTTTTGTTAATTCATCACCCATCAATTTCACCGTCTAAAAAATCCTGAAGTTGTTCTAGTGACATTTTACTTACTTGCTCATGTGCTTTCTTTCGAGCTACACTTATATCGTTTTGACGCTGTACAGAAGCTTCAAACGCTTCTTTTGTAAGCCATAAACGGAAATGTGTACCCCAACCATTTGACTTCACTTCATGTGTGCGTTGATTGATACGCTCTGCTAAGAACCTTTTTTCCAGCAAGTTGTCTTTATACTCCTCGATTAAATCTAGTCGCATAGCATAAGCACTTGTCTTATTTACTTCGATGATTTCATGTTCAGCGATTGAGCGCCCATTCTGTCGTAAAAACATTTCAATAGGCTCAATCCAAACTCGCTGCCCAACTTCTAATGGTTGATGTTTCTTAGCTTTTGCCACCATACATCCCCTCCTCTACAGCTTGCCAGAAGTCCTCTACATTAGCCCATAGCTTAAACTCGTACTTGCTGATTTTATGCTTGTTTGTCAGTGTATTAGTGTGAAAACGACGTTCGCATAAGTGATTCACCGGTCTAGCATAAATGCCACCTTTTTCAATTCGAGTAATGATGTGTTCAGTAATGTAAGGCTTGGATTGTTCTACAGTGTTTCGAACTGACACCCATACACGCTGATTGACTTCAAACTTGGGTTTCATTATTGGCACCTTCTTTCGCCTCAACAGCAGCAAGGTAGGCTTTCACATATTCAGCTTCAGTAATTTCTTCTAAGAAATCATCTTTTGAAGAAAGACTATTTGAATTTGTTTTAA